GCTTTAATAGCTAACTAGCCATAAAGATATTACAAACCTTTTTGTTACCTAATTAATTAATTAATTATTAAATAACCGATCTATGCCATCAATTATTGTGGACGGGTACGATCTATATTTTAGTACTGATCGTGAAGAATTTGGTACTAGGGCATTCGTCCACCCTCAACTCGATTTAATTAATGGCACCTTATATATCGACTCAGGATCCGACTTCTCCCCAATTTACCTCTCAGAGTCATTCCTCGGAGCCTTCCAAGACCGAGTTAGAGCTGCTCTTATGGGCTCTATACAATCATCCCCAGTTTTATCCTTTCGCGACCCTAGCGGTGACCATTATACTGTTAGGGCTTGGGATGATTCTGCGCCTGTCCTGGAAAGCCCTTCCGAAGCGCCGACTACGGTTGAGTGGGCTGGCCATTTCCCTAGCTTTATCATTATGTATCCTACCGGTTGGGCTTGCTTTGCTTGCACTGATGATTGCCCAACATGTCAAATGGCTGATCTGGAAACCACAGATACCATTCCGGGTACAGAGGAAAGCGAGGAAGCTTGTCCGCTATGTGGATCGTAAGACTGACAATCCACCGCTCCCAGATAAGTCCGTGGTGGTGCAAGGAGTGCAACAAATGGTCCCCAGAACTATGGATGATGTGTTGCCGGTGGGTTATAACCCTGGCAGGCATTATATAGCCTTTTGTTGCAAGGAGGCTAAAGCACAGTTTGGCCTCCCGAAGCGTAATGAGGCGAATTATATTATGGTGAGAAGGTTCGTTAGAGATCGGATGGTAGCACGCGGTTTGCGTCCCCAGCATATCGCAGAACACCTACCTAAAGTTGTTGCTTATGTGTTCATCCCTAGCGAGAGCGAAATATTTGCTAGGGACATGTTGATGAGCAACATTGTCTTGGACCGGACAGAACGATATACCAGCAGGTACTATACCTCAGAGGGGGATAGTATCCCGGACCCCTTTAATTTTGATTGAGGGGGCCTCGCTATGGAGCACGGAGTTAGCACTGTTCCTTCAGGTGCTGATCCACGCCTCCGTGTCTACCATCGCGACGGTGTATCCAAAGTTCGTAGGGTTTATGGTTTGTGCGGAATGGCCCCCCATGCGAATTGGGGGGTCCATAACGCCGACGTGGGAACATTAGCTAGGGGGGTCCTTGAACGCGTTCTGCGGTGTAAGGATCGTACTACTGGCTTATGGGTTCAACCTTTTCAGCCTACTTGGAATTACTTCTCTATGATGATGTACGGTGCATTTGTAAAATTGCGATCGCACTCATATCTTTCAACCCCAATGACCAGGCGCGAGTTCGTTGCTTCGTATAAAGGGGGAAAGCAGAAAGTGTATTCCAATGCAGCTGATAGCCTCGATCATGTGGCATTGAGTGGTAAGGATGCTAAGATCAAGGTCTTTGTTAAGGCCGAAAAGCTACCTTTTCACTCGAAACCTGACCCATCTCCTAGGATTATTCAGCCCCGTGATCCTAGGTTCCACGTCGAATATGGGAAGTTTGTGAAACCGATGGAAAAATTAGTTTATAAGGCTATTGATAGGGTGTTCGGAGGGCCCACTGTTATGAAAGGTTATAATTCAGAGCAGGTGGGAGCCGAGATGGATCGTAAATGGCACAGATTTAAGTCTCCTGTGGCCGTTGGGTTGGATGCTTCTCGTTTCGACCAGCATGTGTCGCGATCTGCGATGCGCTGGGCAGAAATCTGTATGCGGCTATTTGTTCCCACCGCTTACAAGAAGGAGTTTTCCCGCTTGTTTTCATACAAGTATCACACCTATGGATCAGCTAGGTGTCCCGATGGCACATTGAATTATGACGTAGAGTATGGGCTCACGTCGGGAGATATGGATACCTCCCTAATTGGATGCTTGATCATGTCCATGCTGTTGTACACATACCTGAGGCAGAAGCGCATTGATGCTGAAGTTTTGGATATGGGTGACGATTCAGTGGTAATTATGGAAGAGGGTGACTTGGCTTGGTTTTTATTGGGTTTGCCGGAATGGTTTGATTCCATGGGCTTTAATATTGTTGCAGAGGAACCAGTCCGTGTATTGGAGAAGGTCGTATTTTGTCAATGTCAACCCATCTTTGATGGGCGCAAGTGGATTATGGTGCGACAGTTTCCGAATGCATGGACGAAGGATTGTGTATCTCTTTTGCCCTTGAGAGATGACAAAACCTTTAAGAGATGGTGTACCTCAGTGGGATTGTGTGGATTGTCGTGGCTTGGCGGGGTACCAGTGTATGATGCCTTTTATCGGTCTTTATGTTTTGATGGTTATCGCCCTTTTGACCATCCTACTATGGACTTGGGCAATAAGACTTGGGCCCGCGATATGCATCGGAGGCATGAACCTGTGTCTCCGGAATGCAGATCCTCCTTTTATCTTGCTTTTGGAGTTCCGCCAGATGAGCAAGTAGCTCTTGAATCCCTCATGACCCCACCAACATT